GGTTTACAATTTAATACCAACGTCTCTAAAAACCCTGGTTTGTTTTTAAACGCCAACAATAACTTGTTAGTAACCAAACCTAATAACATTCTATTTTCTTTAGCACTCTTTTCTTTTGACGTACCATACACATAATTCATCACCATTTCAGGTGTAATGTTTTTGGAAGCGTAATCAGCACTATCTACCATAGATATTGTCGCTACGTCTTCCGGTGTAAAAATCTCTGATGCCGGAACAATCTGTGATAGAGTTTCAACATTAGAACGAGCTCCTCTGAACTGAGTTGATTTAGTTTCGTCAGCTCCGGCTTGTCTATCGTGGTGGTCTGTATGAACTACGAACATTGGTTTTCCGTGAGCAAAATCAACAAGAACTGGCATTATCTCACCTTCAGCATCCGCTTTCTTAACTGCAAATTCCTTATCTCCGTATTGTATTATCTCAACATCAACAACTTTGATTCCGTTGTCTTCCAAATACTTCTTCATCGCCAATGCTGTCGCAACACCATCTAAATCCTGGTGAAAGTATATCTTTGCTTTTTTGTATCTATCAGAAAGTTCTCTTATGTTTCTAATACCACCTTCGGAAATTATCTTTTTCATTAATAATAAATATTGTAACAAAAAAAAAGTTCATCATTATGATGAACCTTTTAAAGTAAAAAAGTAATATACCTCTATTTTAAAGTTAACAAGTATTTCAATCTGTTAACTTGTGCTAATATTTCGTCTCTAATGTTTAATAAATCGGAATCCATCTTTGGGTCGTAGTCTTCAGACAATCCAACCAAGTATTCACATACTGAATTAATAAACTCAGTTAAATCAAGTTCTTCAATATTACTACCCGATAAAGTGTAACCACCTGTAAAAGTTGGTCTTCCGTGTTTACCCATACAAACTTCAACAAACTTATCAATTGAATCATCAAGTGAGTCATATATTTTACCATAGGCTTTATGTCTAGCAAATGATTTTGTTTGCCAATGTAATACTCTAAACTGAGTTTGTGTCTCTAATAAAAATTTAATAATCTCTGAATTTTTCATCATAATATTTTATTATAAATATACAAATAAATAAAAAAACGGAGTTTACTGAACTCCGTTTTCAAATTGTAACTTCTGTTGGTTCTTTTGGTCAACAAAACTTTGTATTCTTCGTTTAGCAATTTCACAATAGTTCTCACTCAATTCAATACCAATCCATCTTCTATCATGAACAACCGCCGCCACACAACTGGTCCCTGAGCCATTGAAGGGGTCTAATACCACATCATTTCTGTATGACAATATCTTGATTGCCTTTTCGGGAATATCCATGGAGAACGTCGCCTTTGTTAGTGTACGGGTGTCAGCAAAATACTTCCATTGTCCAAACACCAATTCCATAAACTCTTTCTTATCTTGTTCAGAATAAGCAACTTTATTCTTCCCTTCTTCAGTTAGATAAGGTACTCCTTTCCATTGGGGTTCACCTTTTACTTTCTTAATATGAACTTTCTTGTACGCCAAGATAACACATTCTTTTGGGTTATAAATATATGGCGAAGACGGACTCATCCAAGAACCCCACGCAGTTGTTTTACTTCTATGTGGTGAGTCCTCTTCAAGGTCAACAACACCAAAGAACTTAAAACCAACTTGTTTCATTATCTGATAAAACTCAGAAACAAAAAAAACTCTACCACCTCTATCTTGTACATTAACCTCATAGGGAATATTAATTGCTACCCTACCATCGTCTTTTAATAGTCTAAACGCTTCAATTAACCAATGTTTAGTCCAAATCCAGTAATCTTCCATATTTGTATTATCAATATGTGTATCATATGGGATATTACAGTTGTAAGGTGGGGATGTTACAATTAAATCCACCCATCCTTCGGGCATATCTTTCATCACCTCAATACAATCTCCGGTAATAACTTTATTAATATAATTTTCAATCATTCTGTAATTTTTCTATCTTTTTTTCAATATACCATATAGCCTTCTTCAGGTCCTGAACCACGTTTTCTTTCTTACCAGCACGTGATAAGTATTTAACAGCATTACCCAAATAAAAATCTTTATCTAAACCCCAAGCATCAATGACTTTTATCGCTTCGTAAACATTTGACGCACCCCCATAATGGTCGGGATGATTAACCATTTCTTTTTGTTCTGACATAATATTCTTTTCCATATTTACTTTCTTCAAGAATACCCTCACTTACAAGTTTTTCGATTCGTTTTCTTGTTTCGTCAATTCCAACTCGTAGGATATAATCACAAATGTAATTAATATGAACTGGTTTTTCAAGTTTTCTTAACAGAACTTCATTGGGGTCTATATTGTTTCTCATATTCTTTAAATTTAATTTCAATTTCTTTAGATGAAAATAATATAGCATCAGCTTTAAGATAATACTTAATATTTTCGGGGTTCATTTCTATTTCATGTATTTGTAAATCACCTACAATCTTTTTGTTGAATCCCATATTACAAAAGTATTAATTTTTTTTTAGATTAACAATTGTTTTTTTCTGTACTATGTAACTTAATACCTTTCTTTTAAAGATTGGTAGGAGTGTATTCTCAAATGGTAGGTCGTTGGATGACATTAATTCAAAGATAGGTAAACTGATATCTTGACTTAAATCATTTAATATAGTTTTAATAACCTTTTTACTTTCACCATCAAATAATAATTGAGCAACAAATTTACTGTCGTGTTTAACCGTATCAATACCACCAGTTGTATACTTCCAAATCTTTTTGTTGTTCCCCTTAAGTGTAAAGAAGTATCCTGTTTCTAAACTTTGATATTTATTCTCGTTGGTATGTTTGATTGAAACTGAGTCGTATGTTAATGTCCAAAGAGCTTTGATAACATTAAAATATTCAAAAAACTTCGGTCCGGCATATTTTAGAACCTTATTTAGTTCCTCTAACTCATCGTCACCTAACTTTGGGATTGGTGTAAATTTAAGTTCATTGATTAGTATTTCATCATCAATTACTTCAAATTTTTTGTTAACCATGATGTATTTGAACTCTGAAGATATCGTTTGTAGATTTGCTAAGTGTAACGACATTTCACTGAATAACGGATACAACTCAAACTTTTCAATCTTATCGTCACAGAAATTTAAGAAGTCCATCAACATATAATACTTATGTTCGTAGTCAACTGGTTCTGTTAACAACCAATCTGTTGATAACTTAAAATGATTGTCTTTTTTTGATTTTCTTCTTTTTGGTTTTGTTTCCATTTTACCCTTGTGTTTGTAAAATGTAATATGTTTCATCATTAAATTCAATAGTATCGTAATCACCATCGTAAGAGTTCAGTGTGTGACCAATACCGTCAGTTTGAATTAACCCTTCTTTAAATCCTTTTATATCTATAAAGTTTTCAATATTCAAACCATATTCTTCAATTACGTTCGCAGGGTCATCAACCAAATCATTAATTAAATCTTCAACCTTTTCCTCAATTAAATTTTCAGGGACAGTTTTATCACTATCTCTTAACTCATCAAGTTCTTCATTTAATTCATCCTCTTTTTCTTGGTCTATTTCAGAATCTTCCAAAAATAATTCAATTTCATCAATTCTTTTTTGAACTGCCGGGTCGGAATATTCAAAATCTTCCTCGTCAAAATAATCTTCAAGGTTTTCTCTGACATTATGTTCTTCATCGTCTCTGAAAGTTTCCTTAAGTTCTTCAATATCAATATAATCTTCAACAAAACTTGAATTAAAACCTTTTATTCCGATATCATCAATCAATTCATCAATTTTTTCATATGCCGACATGTGGGTGTCGTAATTATCACCAACCGCCCATCTTTCTTTTGATTCTTCTAATTCGTCAGTTAACACATAAAAAGTTCTCATACTATAATATTTGTAATCATAAACCAAATTATATAAGTCAATTCTTTTTTCAAGTTCTTCAATTTCTTCTTCAACAGCCTCTAAATCCATCAAATTTTCATTATCTTCTGTTTCTTTCTCAATTTCCTCCATCCTTTCCTTCGCAGTATAGAGTTCCTGTAACCTTGCATCATGATTAGGCTCTTTAGCCTCATAATCACCAGAAGATGAAGTTAAAAATTCAAATAAAACATTTGCTAAAATTGCAATATCATTATTTGCAGTTTCTAAATTCCATTCATCATCTTGTCGTAAAACGTTTTGTTTTTCAAATTCAATCTGTCTTTGTTTTTTGATTTGAATTTGTTCATATGGTGTACCATATGTTGAAATATATTTGGTTTCAATCCCCTCAATAGAGTTAATTTTGGTGTATGTTAGGTCTAAACTACCATTAACTGTGATATTTGTGATGTTATTAGCATCCGTACCTCTCAAACTTAAATCACCATCAATAACAATTCGTTTACCTCTGAATTGTTTCATATTTTGAACCAATCTACCGTTATAATTAGTAAACTTTAATAAATCAATATATTGTTCAGGTGTTATAACAACACTCTCTTGACCTTCTTCCTCAACCAACATTTGAACAACCTTTTGTATTTGTGATATATCTATATTAACTCTCATGATAAAAATTATATTAATAAATATTAAAATAACTATATTATTTACTATTAAATCACATGTGGTAAATATTTATAATAAAATACCAACAATATGGGATGTGGATGTAAAAAACAAAGTGCTTCACCTGAGCAGGTGAAAAAGTTAAGAACTGAGAGTATTAAAAACGCAGTTCAGAGTACTATTGATAAGTACTACAACAAAAACAAGAAAAAGTAATAAACCTCTAATAAATTAAAAACGATGAAAAACAACAACGGTGGTGGTTGCGGATGTGGAAAATAATCTTTCCCGCGACATAAGAAAACTAAAAGGGGAATTTTTCCCTTTTTTTTATATTTATAATTATGGAATTTAAAATTTTCAAAAAATTAAACGAAGAAGAGGAAAAACCCGTACTAACAAATTTTCAAAATAAGTTAGTAAAACTTATTACTCTATTCCAAAACGGAGATGTTACTGAAGAGGATATTGAAAACGCCATGGGTGGTTTTGATAAATTTTTTAACTTAATAGTTAAAAATGATTTATCACATTACATTGACCCTTTTAATAATGACTGGTCGGATTATCAAAATAAAATAATTTATCAATTAATACAAAAAGACCCAAATTACATCTATAAAATGATGGAAATGGAATTTTCAGATATAACTGAAATTGATGGGAAATATTATGTTGATTTACAAGATTCCGGTGAACTGGCACAATTCTTCAGTAGTGGTAGAAACGATATTAGTGAAGATAGAATTGCCGAAATATTAAATGGAGATTATGAAGGTAATTTTTATGATGATGTAACAAGTGATGAGTTCAAAGATGTTTATGAAGAACTAGAACCAAAATA